CCAGTAAAACTGAAAGAATAGCGGAGACAATCAGAGTTTCAAGCTCAAAAGTGAAACCGTTACCCATGCTCGAGAATTTCTCGAGCTTGACCCACTTGCCGTTCACTTGCGTGAACGGACTTCTGAGAGCATTAAGCTCTCGGAACCAAGCAGGCGGCATTACGAGCTTAACCAACTCGTAACACACGGTATCGCTAGCGTTAGAGAGATCAATCGTCGAAAATTCACCAGTAATGGAGTTCTCGCGAACTACAGAACGATGAATCTCAGACGCAGTGTCAAGGTTCCACCCCGTCGCTTTCTGAAGGCGACGACGAAGAGACGACCCAAGACCGAGCTGATAGAAGATGTTTATAGCGGGTTCAATCGCTATGGCACGATCAGTCAGCGCAGTTTTTGGAACGGTCGCGAAACGATTTCCGCGAACTTGACAAACCTCTCGGTTGGACTCATGGTTTACTCGACCCCACTTCGTTTGAAGATAGGGAAGAATATACCAGTGAGCCTTTCCAGTTAGAGTGGGTTTCGAACTCATTTTATCAGGAACCGTGGTCAATCGGCCCCTGTCTGAGTAAGTAGCACCAGGTCCGAAACGGCCAATTATCGAATCGAGATTCGGTGGCCGAGGACCAATCCAAGAGAGAATCTTTCTCCTAACATCCGAAAAAAATTCGGATATCGCCGTTTCATCATCTCCAAAAGAGAGAGGAAATGAAAAACGGGAGAGACGCTCATTGGATTTATAGCAGGAACGTTCGGCGGACCACCACTTATCTAAGGCGGCGGTTCGAGGAATTACTCCAGCCACTTGGATATCGCGTCTCTTTTTGAAGAGAGCGACAGCCTGAGTGTCCCTGAAGTATCGTTCCGGATCTATATAGTGTCTTGGATCCGTCGAATAAGACAGGATCCCCTCCAAATCGTTATGTCTCAGGCGAATAGCCAGAGACAAAGAGATTGGAGTACTCAGATCCTCAAGAATTTTGAGGATAGATCGTGTTGAAGTAGACAACGATGTCATCTAGTGCCTTGATTCGAAGACTTACGTCGGCGAATAACCTGATGCGATCGCGCTCTTAACGAGCGCAGAAGCAATCAGATTGGGGATTTGAGCCGCAGCCTCAGCAAGCTGGGTAGCGGGGATCCCCTGGGGCATGGTGATGATACCGGTCGCAACGACCCGATCACGGGCGCTGTACAAGCCAGTGTCATTGGACAGAACCGCGTACGGAAAGACGGCCTCATAGGCAATCTGACGAGCGCTTTTCGGACCATTCCACTTGCTGGTCAGCTTGACCGTGGAACGCAAACCGACAGGGAGAGCTGCGGTATTTCCGGTATCTTGGCGCCATACAGCGGGCGAGGTGTCACCACCTGCTGCTGAAACGGCGTCAAAGACGATATCGGTTGTACCGTCAGCTTTCTTGACGGTGATACTTGCCATCGAGGGCATAAGACTCCTAGGGAGTTGAAGGAAGGAAAGATTTCCCAATCATCTCATTTGCTGCAAAAGCAGAGAAACTGCAGTTACAGCGCGTGTGATAGACGGGGCCTTGATTTTCTTGACCTCAAGCGCGATGCCACTCAGCGAAGTGACACGGTAGCTATGCGAGATATCTCTAGTGCTTGAACAGTACCAAGCGGGATTATGATCAATGGAATGAACATAAGAGAACTTGGCGCCGTAAGTACAAAAGACACCCTGGAGATCAATACCAGCAAAGTCCGTCAATGAGGAAAGAACATCTCCAACATTGATGAACCAGTCCACCACGAAAGAAAAAGGCACGAGCTCCCACGCAATAGCAGAAGGGTTGTTTAGACCCATCTGTTCGAGAGTGAAAGCAGCGCCATCATAATCGAAAGCGACTCTAGCACCCTGCTGAGCGTAAACGAAACCGGACGTCGAGATTCTCTCGGCACCGTCAACGTGAACATTAAGCAGAGGCTGACGCGATCGAGCCTTTACGTGTGAATAGCTTTTTATTGGCGTAACTAGAGTCTCTAGGCCGGCATAAATGTCGGCAACCAGAGGTTTCCAGCCAAACCAATACTGCAACCAATTGTTACCAACGGCACGATGGATCGCGACCCCCGGGGGGGCGAAACCCATCCGAAGATGCCTAGCGGCATCTCCAAACCGAAGGTGACG